ATGATTCCAGAAAGACCGTAGAGGGCGCATTGAAGGCTCTCAAAGAACGTAACGACATCCGTGACAAAGATCAGGTCATCGATGCTTATTTGCGTTCTGCAAATATGGTGTGCGCTTTGTACAAGGATTACAAAAAACACCAGTTATGATTGACAGAACACAAGGTATTGCCGTTGATGCAGCTCACTCAACCAAAAACAGGATGACTGAGTATCGAGGTATTGACCTTAAGACTGGCCAAATCATCTTCCATGAGAAACTGGGAAACCAAACAGTCAATATTGGTGAATTTCTGGCTATCGTGGAAGGTGTCAAACACATCTATGAGACCGGATACACTCCAAAGGTTATATTTTCAGACTCAATGGTTGCTATCACATGGTTTGTCAATCGTAAGACGGCATCTGGTAAGCGCAATATGGAATTGATGAAGGCCGAAGCGTTTATCCGTATCATGGACGAGAAAATCAAAGACATCAAAGTTATACATTGGGACAATAAAGCCTGGGGTGAGATCCCAGCAGATTTTGGAAGAAAATGAACTTAGCGAACAAATACAACATACAGTTTTCCACTCCAGATTTGGAGAAACGCTTCTATGAAGTCGTTGGTAAGGATCGTGACATCCAGAAACTTCAGAAGAAGTATGACGAATACATGGCCAAACGTCAATTTGTTCAGGCTGTTCAGATGAAGGAAAAGTTAAATGCGCTCTACCAAAAGGCATTTGAAATTTATATCAAAGATGCCCAGGAAGAGGCCAAGAAAATCAATGTAAATCAGCTGAACCTTCCATTTGAACTGAAGAACAGAATGAACATTCTATATATTGCAGCATTTATGACGGCAGATCTCTTGGAGAGTTGTGTTCTTGATATGAATGACGCAATAAAGAAATTCGATTCTACACTATCTGTTGAGATTTTCGATGACCTCAGAGAAGCCAATAAAAAGGCAAAGGAGAAGTTGAAGTTCCTTCAGGAGTCAGAGGAAGTTATGAATTTGAATACCTGGGGTGTTCAATGTGACAATATGTACAAAATGCTCTGTAATAAGGCTGAGAAAATATTCAAAGAAAACATCAAAGAACATCTGAAATGAAGAAATATTGGTTTTATTTTGGCATGGGTGTCAAAGAAGGTCAGATAGTACACAAGAATGGCATTGTTGGCTCTGACACCGAGTTTTGCCCCATCATCGATATTGAGAACAGCGTTATGCTGGAAAACAACGTGGAAGACTTTCATGTGGTCAATTTCCAGGAAGTGCCAGAAGCCATGTTCCTGGAGTTCAAGCGTGGCCTAAAAGAACGTATGGCATCAGAAGTATCAGAAGAAGAATTTGAAGAAATAAAAGACTAATATGGAAAATATCAAGCATTACATCGACGAGGCTTATAGGATTGCCTCACAACATGGTTTTCACCAGGAGAAGCGTACTAAAGAACATTGGCTTATGCTGGTAATGTGTGAAATCTCAGAGGCCGTTGAAGCTGATCGAAAAGGCAATCACTATAATGGTATTGAGGATTTTGAAGAGCGGGAGCATGTATGGCCAGACTTCAATGAGCGATATGAACAATACGTAAAGGGTTCTGTTGCTGAGGAACTGGCAGACGCTTTTATTCGTTTGTGTGATTATGCTGGCGAATACACACTGCTTCCGATTGATTCTCCCAGAAAAGACTTATGTGAGGAGTGGGAATCCATATTTGGTGATAAGTCATTCACATACACAGCATATTCTTTGTGCAATATCATTACATCTAATCATCTTACAGATACTCAAATGCTGGGTATGTCTCTCTCGTTTATTGAGTGTTGGGCTCATTTCCTCAACATCGATCTGAAGTGGCATGTGGAAACAAAAATGAAGTACAACGAGAACCGTGCGATGCTTCATGGTAAACAGTATTAATTATGGCTGGAATACGTTTCTCCATAGAAGGAGAGTTCGTGACAAATTTTGTCAGAGAAAAGTATAAAGAGACCAATGATGTTTCTGTCGGCGTAAATCTGTTGACACAAATGCTTGTCGGATTCCCAGTTGATTTGGCAACCGCTGTTGTTATGGGAAATAAAAAGTTGGTTGGTGTTGATGAGGTATGGGTTGAGGACGATAATGCTATTGTTGAGCCATACGGAATTATCCAGCCTTCAAGACCTGAGGATGTAGTATGCGGTTGGATTTCTCCTGATGGTGAGATCTTTGGGCATCAGTCTTACAATGAACAGAATGATCATCATGTGCTTGCTATTGAGATTTGCAAGAGGCTCAATCAAGAATCCGTAAATGAAGAGTGGAGCCTGGAGAAATTGGATTATTTGAAGTTCTCACCACATAAAGTAATGGCTGGAGATCATGCCGCAACTGAAGCTCAGAAGTTTGCAATCGCTGATATTTGTAAAGCTCACAATACTAAAATGCAAGTTGGGTGGAATTGCCCAGAAATGTATTCTGGCTCTCAGATTGAAGCTATGGATTTAATTATGTTCAATCAACATTTAAACAGATAGCGTTATTATGATAAGAAATTATATTTATAATTCATCGACACCATTACGACTGATTGACATCAATGGAGAAATGTTTGATTTACATTTAGGGGACATGATTTCTTTTGATGGTAATCATTATGAATATTGTTCACACAAGTTCACTATTGAAACAAATAGGAGTAAAGAGTTGTTTATTAAACATTTGTCAGAAGAGGAATACCGTTATCGTAGACAACTTCATGATAAAGCTGCAATTGCTGCTATGCAAGGAATGCTGTCTAATCCTTGGTGGATGGAGCAAATCAATAAAGAATGTGTCGAATCAAGAAAAACTCACAAATCAGAAGATTTTAGTGATGTTCTTTCTGAATATGCCGATATGTATGCCGACAATCTTGTAAAACATCTTTTGAAATAGATTGATATGAATAATTTTTATTGTGAAGAGTGCGGTAAATATATGTTCTCTACTGAAAAAACTGGTGGGGCAGCTGGAGCGGAAGCAACTAATAAGGGCTTTATATACAAAATTCCATTTTTATATGGCATTACAGATGGTGGTCACTTCTTTTGTTGCAAAGAATGCTTTGGTAAATGGTTAAAAGCAAGAACTACACAAGAACAACGTGATAAGGGTAATGCTGACCATGCAAAACTTAAACAAAGTATGGAAGAATCAAAACCAGAATTATTAGCTGGTATTCAGCGAATACAATCAGCATTTGAAAAATTAAAGAAAAGAAAATATGAAAATAAAAGTTGAATTTGAGACTCTAAATGGCCCAGCCGGTCCTGTACGCTACCCACAAACCAAATGCCCTCATGGGTGTGATTGTATGGTTGGCGACTGGAAGTGCCAGATGTGCTCTAATTTTAGCGGTTATGACTATGACAATTCTGTTGTTGAATGCAAAAAGGAACAGTCATGAAGATAGACATTAGAGACGATATTCCACCCGTATTAGCTCTTGAATGTGTTAAGCAAGTTGTTGCTGAAGGCAAGGTGAGCACTGGTGAGAATGGTAAAAAATACTATTGCTGGGCAACTTCTTTTCAAACTAATGTTGGGAAGATTATGGTTGTCACCAGACAATATCGAAAGGATGATTGTTTTATTGTTTACAAAATCAAATAGTTATGGCAAATCAAAGAATTACAAAGGAAATGGCCAAAAAAGCGGCCAGAGAAATGAAGCAAGACAAGTTTGAACCAAAAATCAAGAAGATCCAAGAAAGCATTCTCTCTTATGTAGATGAACTTATTGAAAAATATATTCCTGCTGAGGTACGTGATGCTTTCAACAATCACAGGGATTGTTATCAAAAGTGTGATAGAATCAGTTTTCACGCAGATGGTGGCGGTAGCGGATCCTATGTTGAAATCTACGTTGGCAATATCCCATATCCATTCTATCGTTGCATTAACATTGATCCAAAGGAGTATGTGAAATTGACAAAGATACAGCGTGAAAAGAGGGAGCTGGAAAGCAAAGCATCAGGATTTTACAATGATTGCGTGACAGTTTTAACTGAACTGGCATACGAAAATCGTGTCAAAGAACAGTTCCCGCAGGCTCTTCCGTATCTTAATTTCTCTGGTACGACTGTTGTTGCTCCGTCAGTGCAAAACCTGATAAACATACTGGAAAACTTATGATCGAAAGGTATTTTTATAAGTCATTGAATGATGAATTAATCGTTTGATATATGTTCAATTTGGAAAAACTAAAAGACAATAATGCAATCTTTTGGGTATTCAGATTCCCAGAATTGCGTAAAGTGGCAGCTGAATGTGGCTGGGCACTTGGCATACATGGTTCTGTAGTTCATGATTTAGATCTTATGGCTATGCCCTGGGTAGAGGAACATACCACTTCTGATGAGTTGGCCGACAAGCTTGCTGAAGTTGCCGATAACCAACATCGAAAATGTGTCAAGGACGATAAGAGCAAACCAAACAACAGGATTGTCTATACCATATTTGCCGGTGACACTTATATCGATTTAAACGTAATCAAAGAACAATAATTATGGGACACGTAGAACCACCAGTAATTCTTCCTCCACACATAAATCGTGAGGAGATTGAGAAAGACATCAATAGATTCATTCGCCATGAGGCAATGAGAGCTGGATGTCTTCAGGAACATGTTGTGACAGTCATCAAAGACATGAATCTTTAATCCCTATAAATTATGTATGCAGTTCAAAAGAAAGACCCTTGGGGCAATTGGGTTGAGGTGTACCGCGCTCAATCCAGTGTAGATGCCGAACAGTTCCAAAAGAACTACAATCGCGGTAAAGACAAAAACTCAATTCGTATCATTAAAATTTAAACGTTATGGAAAGACAAGAAATTGAATCGAAAGTGATTGAAATCTTGGTTGACAAGCTTGGAATCGACCAGGAAAGTGTGAAAATGGAATCAAAGCTCGAAGATGATTTTGGTGCCGACTCTCTGGATTGTGTTGAAATCATTATGGAGCTGGAGCATGAGTTCCCGATCCGTATTCCGGATGAAGACGCAGAGAGTGTTGAGACCGTTAAGGACATCGTAGATCTGGTAGAGCGTCATGTCTGAGATTAAGCCTGTCTACATAGCTGATGTATGCCACTGTACCAACGAGACGTGCCCGAAACGCGATAAGTGTTATCGGGCATGGCTCACTAAGGAGGCTCCAAAACACAAGCACCCAAACGTGCCATACTTCCAGCCTCATGACAACTGTAACTTATTCGTAGAAATAAATGAAATGACATGAATAATCCAGATCTCGACTCTCTTAAGATCAGAGACCTTCTGAGGGTTCCTGATATTAATGTCGGTATGTGTTTTGATGAAGTCCCAATCATACTATTTGTAACTGAATGGCAACAACCGCCGACTATTTAATAATGTGAAAATGAATCATTACAGGTAAATTTCAAACTTTGGCTCAGGACCTGGTGACTGTGAAGTTCCCAGGTTCTATTTTTGACCGGCCCCATAGTTCAATGGATAAAACAGGGCTCTCCTAAAGCTCAGTTCTGGGTTCGATTCCCAGTGAGGCCACCACGCAATAGCAAGTAGTCCGTTCGCAAACAGGACTGGTGAAGCTGCCAGTCACACTTCTTGTACTTAAAGACCGACCTCTCCAGTAAGCGTGTAAATCTGGGGAGGTCTTTTTTATTTGTGTGAGTTCGCGTACCTTATTTATATATGCGAAAATCACATGAAAAAGTAGCTGCAAGATAATTTTTTGAAACCTTTTAAGAATTATTATATATAAAGGGTTTGGAGAAATCAAAAATTCTGAATACCTTTGCGCCGCAAAAGCACCCCCGATTGGATGCACATGTGCATGATTTGTGCATTTTAACACTCGAAAAGGGCTGTTTCGGAGAGTTGACAGAGTGGTCGAATGTGCCTGACTCGAAATCAGGTGAACGTTTTTACAGCGTTCCGTGGGTTCGAATCCCTCACCTTCCGCTCTTTGGGGAAATTTTAGATGACAAAAATCACCTGAAAAAGTACCCACAACTAATTGAAAAACAGCCACTTACGCGCAAAGGCAGTCTCTGAATAATTAGCTGCAAAAATTACAGAGTTTGACATAATTTCAGCGCAAAAATCGACGAAAATGCACATTTCATGCACAAATGACTAAAAATCAGGTGCTAAAAATTGTCGTAAGTAGTTGATTATCAGCAAAATTCTGTAATTATGGTAAGTGTAAATTTTCAGTCATTCGGCTCAACGTTCGGTTTGAGACTAAGACTTTACAAAAATGGTGAAGTCAGGTATGTAAGCGTTACTAAGTATCTCAGGGGTTCGTTCAAGAAACGCCACTGGAACCAGAAACGCCAGTGTTTCACAAAATCTGCCCCACTCAGTGAGGAGAACAACAAGATCCTGGAAGACTTTAGAAAACCCTACGATGAATTGGCAAAGACCTGGGAAGGCTCTTTGTCAGGGTTCCTTCTTGCTGTCAAACCAGAAGAAAAGAAAGAAGATGTCTCCAGTCTTCATTGGCTGATCTCCAGAATGATTGTGGAAAAGAAACTGGAGAAACACAAAGATGGCAGCATGAAGGGTACGTATGGTGCCTATGAAAAGGCTGAGAAACGAATTAAGGAATACTTCAGGGCCAATCACCAGGACTATTTCAAAATCCAATTAGCAGACATCACAGTTGATTTGGTAAACGATATTCTGGACTATCTGGAGTCAGAACGAGGTGATGGCTGCAAATATTATGTTTCCCAGTCTCTTCATGCCACATTGAACTGGGGTGACAAGATGGGATATTTTGATATTGATTGCCTAAAAGGTGTCCGATGGGCCAAGAAAAATAAAGAATCAGTCCGCAAATATGAAACTCTGACAAAGGCCCAATGCAATGCTTTTATTAATTTGACGAAGAATCAGCTGCCAGTACACCCAAAATCGCCTCAGATGGCCTGGAAATCGCAATTATACCATGATTTCTGCACTTTTATATTATATACGTGCCAGTCACCATGCGATGCACTCTGCCTTAAGTATGATGACATCCAGACTCTCAATGGTGTTGATCACTTTGTATTCAAGAGGCGAAAGATAGCTGGAAAGCAGTCTACAGATTGCTCTGTACCAATTAATCCACGTATGCGTGAAATTATGAAACGATGGAAGCGCAAATCTAAGGACGGATATATCTTCCCAGTCAGAACAGATGCCAGAGTCGCACACTATAAAGATAGCAACCAGGACATTAACAAATTCGTCCAGCGTGTCAATGTATGGCTCAAAAAGGTTGGTCCTATGATAGGTGTCAGTTTCCCCCTACACAATTATGTGTTCAGGCATACTGGAATCACTCATTATATCAGTAAAGGAATTCCAGTTATATATGTGGCAAACTTAGCTGGAACCTCAGTCAAAAACTGTGAGGCCATCTATTATAACAACCAAGGCGATGTGACTTCCAGAGATATGGTATTGAATGCAACTGACTTCTGAAGAATTTTAAAGGCCCCGTCCTCACGGATAGGGCCTTCTGAGAGAAAACTCAATTTTTTTATTAATTAATTTCAATCAATTATGAGATAAATAAGAAAATCTCCTCGCGCACGTACATTATTTATATATCATACAAACCACGTCATCTTCCAAGGATCCAGGTCTCGCGCAAAATCAACCACTACGCTGCCGGTATAAGGATAATTCTCCTTTTCATCAATCCTGCGAGGAATCTGTGGGTCAAGTCTGAACTTCTGGGCATCCTTCAACCACATGATTGAATCATTATAGTCATTGATACGGACATTCGAAATATTGGTTGGAGAAATCAGTTTGTGCAATTCATATACAGCAAGACGTGTCATGTGCTTCACCAGATTGAGATTTCTGGGGTCATCCAGTATAATATTTTCATTTTGGATCGGTTCCTCAGCATTGACTGGCATGATAGGATAATATACCTCGTCTTTGAATACAACATACTCATGCTCATTCACATCGTAGTTATATTCCTCAGTATAATCACCTATCTGGCCCCACTCTTCAGAGATTACCGGATTTGCGGTCTTATCCATAGTTTCGAGATTGGCAGTATCCAGCAACATGAAAAACTCCCCATCATAACGAACAACATCATAGAAATTATATGAGAGGTTCGGTTGCCACTCATAGGTTTCAATGCGCTTCCATGCGACAACACCTGGGATCTGAATGTTCTTGAATTCAATACCGTTTCCTACCAGACATATCCACACAGAATTATTGTACTTGACCTTCATACCAGGCTTCCATGTGACCATCTGGGAATAACACGGTATCTCTTCCAGATTTCCGATTTCCTCGAAGCTATCCATTTCGCGCCAATACAGCTTATCAGTCGGGCGTTTGATGGCATTGATACTGGTAAGTGTACGGAAAATCCTCAGCCTATTGTCATCATTAACATCTGGATACAAGAAATATACATCTGGTGGATATGTAATCTGATTGTTGTATTCAGCAATCTTCTTACCTTTCAGAAGCTCCTCCTCTATCATATAGTGCTGCTTTAGATACTCTATGATAGATAACTCCGCACTTTGCTCAGCCTGAATAACTCGCGCATGACGCTCACGAATAAGCTGAGACATACCGGTCTCCGTCATTGTGGAGAGGTAATCAGTATCATTAAGAAATCGTCTGTATGCCATAATTCATTCTTTATTTTAAATAGCTTTAGTAATCCCATTCCGATGCAACTCCATAGGCATTCATATTATCTGGTATTGTAACCACTGGCGATGTCGTATGAGCCTTGAATTGAGAATACATCTTTCCCAGGAATGTTACAACCGCATAGTCAAAGGCATCACTACAATGGCCAAGAAGTTCACATTTGATACCATCAGGACTTAGACCGACATGCTTACATTTTGTGCCATCTTCATTTTTCATTTGACGTAATAGGTCTTCGACAAGTTTGTGACACCTGAAATCTATCTGAACGCTCCAGCCATCATAACCTTCAAACAATTGATTTATGAAATCCAATCTGGTGATGTGCGCTGGCTGTTTGTTCAACAGTTGAATCCTTGGCCTCAGAACATCATCATTCATGAATTTCTGAATAATCGTATAGTTATTGACACCATCTTCTGATTGAGTGGATCTGCTGGCACCGCTGGGATCTCCAGTAATAATGACACCTCCAAGATGACCTCTTGCGCTCAATGTATCTGAGACAACCTTTGCGAGTGCTGGTGTGTTGTTTGTTTTTTCCTTGATTTTACCAAGGATTTCTTCCAACACATAGAACACCTTATGATCATAGTCAATCTGGCAAACAATACAAGTAGAATATGGTGCCACATTGAAGTCAAAGCTCAATATAAGCGGACGCAACTTATTATATACCCTCTCACGCAATCCGGTCTTTGTGTGCATGATGGAATTGAATGAGTGATAAGCTGCATTGGCATTACCAGAAGGATTGTCCCACAAACCATGCAAAAGACGGTTACGTGTATAGACATCTTTAATATTGAGAAGGTTGTTCACATATACTGCAACGAAATCTGGGTCTTTGTTGTCAAATACAGTTGCCGGTACAAATCTATATCCTTCTGGCAATATCTCCAGTGGCTTGCCGTTTTCATCCTGGACGAACTTCTCTCTCAGCCAACAGATAGCTGGGTTTGTGCCCATCAGAACTTTAGGAACCAAGAACGTCTCAGCAATCATCCAACGACAACGAGACAGAAGAACCTCGACAGCCTTTTCTGATACCTCAGATGCTTCATCAATATATCCAGCTGTGATTTCGTATGAACCCAACCAAGAGAATTCAGGATCGCTCGGCTTATCTTCCAGTCCAAGACAAATGATTTTAGAGCCATTCCAGAATGTCACAATAAGGTTCACATAGTCCACATGGTAGTTCACACCCTCTTTTAAACCGAATGTTTTAAGAACACCCTGAAGTGTCACGAATGTCGTACCTCTCAATACTTTCAGGATTTTACGACAAAGAGCGAATCTTGCGCCTGGAAACCTGAGACACGTACTGACACCCCAGGCGCAACCAAGCCATGATTTACCAGATCCTGCGGCACCTCCATATAAAACAAGACGCGGAATATCTGATGTACCACATTTTTTACAGAATGGCTTTTTTATGACATTTCCGTTATTATCGTAGCCAACTGGACGCATTTCAAGTTCGCTGCCACATTTATCGCAACGATTTGGTTCAAGCATCTGCCACACAAGAAACTGTTTGTATGACGGCTCACAATTGATATTGCCCTTATAAGGCACAAGTTTTCTCATCTTATTCTTTATTAGAAATAGCCAAACAAAAAACCTCCTGGATGATTAAACCAGGAGGAAACTAAAACAAATACTTTATGAAACTTACTCTGTTGACTCCGTATTCTGGAGCTTGTCGTACAACGTAGTCACAATTAACCAGTATTCATCTGGGTGCTGGCCATCTGACAGTGCTTCAATGGCCTTACGGACATATTCACACTCCATATCGGAAAATTCAAACTCAATAGGATTATCAAAATCCTTCTGGGCATTCCAGGTCATGTTCTGGCTTTCTTCGTCAACTTTGATTTCGAATTTCTCACGATCTTCATCGGTCAGCTCGACCTTCTTCATGAGACCCTTCTTCAACTGGAAATTAACCAGTGAATTCTCCTGAGGAAGGATATTCATCAGGTAGAGTCTTTCCTTGATGTGCAATTTTCTTTTCATAACTGTTTGATGTTTGGGGTTTGTATTTGACTTTTTTCAATCGACTGGGAACATTAGAGCCCAATGATTTCATAAATTCTTCGGATTTTCTTTCTAAACACATACAACAATAGAATTATGAGTCCAACACCAAGACCATATCCGGCATATTCTATTTTGTCTTTCCAGGTTGGCTGTACGTATATGGTCTCTTTTTCCTTTGCTTCTTTATTATGAGACTGTTCCTTTTCCTTGATTTTTATAGTATCGTGTACCTCTACAGTTTTGATAAGCTGCGCACCTGGCTTGCTCTTCAATGAATGATGAAGAAACTGGCCATCCCAGCTTGCATCCGACACATACAGATTATCTTCCAGGTGTGACGCTGTATCTTTGGTTACGACATCCTGAGAAGAACTTGGAACCTCAATCTTAACTGTGTCAGGACGTGTCACAACAATAACGGAATCGACAGTCCTCAGAGTGTCGGTTTCATGAATGATTCTCTCAATGACTTTTGGAGAACAGCCCCCAAGCAGGCAGGGGGCTGCAACCATGAACAACATCAACAATAGTGCTGCAAGCACTGAATTTCTTTTCATATATGAGTTAAATTACGAAATCTCCAAATTCTTCTTCGATTGACTTTGCATTGACATCCCTAAGGGCAAGAATGGGGAAAAACCACTCTTCTTTGTCATACTCACCACCAAGCATCCTGACCCATGCACCACTGTTTCGCTTAGACCTCTTCACAAGAGACACAACCATTCCTTCCATCCCGATAAATTCATCAAGATGCATGGCTCTAAGTTCACTGGAGTCCTCAATAACAACATGGGCCTTCTCCTGGATCTTTTGGTGTGGATCGTAGTTGTATATCATTCTTTATTCTTATGAACCATTTCAAATTCGGTGTTTAACTTTGTCACCTTACTTTGAATGTCACTTAACTTATCCAACATCTTATCCATGTCAGCATCATTCTTCTGCTGAGCCTTGACATAGGTATCCATTTGTACTTCCAGAACTGCAATCCGGTTGTTTACTTGAATCCATGCTCCCACAAATGTTATTACAATCGTGATGAGCGCACCGACAATGGTGTTACGAAGTCCACTATTCATTTTCTTATATTTAATTATTTATTTTCTGATTCAACGGACTTCTCCAGGTCTATTTGTTCTTTGGATTTTTCTGGCTTTGGAGGTGCCACAACATTGAACGTCATGCCCTTGTTTTCATCATCACCATTTTTATCTCCCTCATCATGCTTGGCCAAACCTGGAGTCAGATCAATCAGTGTTTTGATAGAATGGTTAGCCACAGAACGCAACGGGGCCGGAGAAAGCTTGGTGCCTCTCCGGTCCGTATAAGATGCAGTCGAACACTCATCAATGATTTTGATAAGACGCGACTTCAGATAAGAGCGTAAGATTTCATTGTCAACTTCACTGTCAACGCTGTCTTTAAGCTCTTTTATATAACCCTGGATGTCCTCACGGCCAAGTGTTTCTCTGACATAATGGCCAAGAAAAGGATCATTTTCTTCGATCTTCTCTTCTTTACCAATTGTTTCGAGATAACACTTCTCAGGATTTCCAGCATAATCTCCGCTTCCTTCTATAAGAAGAATGCAGAAATCCTGCTCCACCTCTGTCAGCCGTGTATAGAATTCACTTGCCATATCTATTCTTTTATTTAAAATAGCTGGCAAGTGATACCCCAGGTGATTGATTGTATTATTTGCTTTCTAACAACTGGTCCATAATAATTCCGTAGAACAGTTTTTTAATACCTTCAGAACATTGTTCGACATCAGCTGTACATGTTATGACCTCACGATTGAACTTAATCTGAAGGGCATATCCACTAATGATTCCCATGACCTTTCCAGTCTGCTGATCGACAATCTGGAACACAGACAAATCAGTGAGTCTCTTGAATGTCTCAGTTGGCTCGTTTTCAAGACCAGCACCAGAAACCACATTTGGTTTGTTCTTATTTACTATATCAACATTGTCGCCCTTGTTTTCGACAACATTTTCTTTTTGTTGAGCTTGAACTTCTTTTGGGGTTTCCTCAACAAAAGTGCCACTCTCTTTGTCTAAAACATATCCCATAATCCCTAAATTTTAAAGTGAACGCGCTTTTTCTCCTGTTTGTTCTCAACCATTCCAGAACCTTCTTCATCACCGCCATTGGCATTACGCATTCTGGTAGTGAATATCCTGACAATATCTTCAGTGGCTGTTACATCTGAGTCGGCATCGTGAGCATCGTCTATCTCGATTCCCAGGGCCTCACACAGCATTCCAAGAGCATAACTGGTGAGATTTGTATTACAGAATGCAAGATAACCCATTACCATCGTATCAAGAATCAGAGGCTGGAAGTGTCCGAAGAAATCCTTGTCTCCCTGAACCAACTTACAAAAATCTTCCCACAGACCAGCATACATTAAGAACTGCTCCAGCATACCGACATCAAACAATATGTGCTGACCGATAAGAAATGGCTTTCCTTTATTGCCTGCTGTAATCTGGGAACCCTTAACAAAGTCAATGACTGCCTGAGCTGCTTCCTCCAATGTAAGACCATTCTCTCTGAGGAAATCCAAAGACAATCCGTGAACTTCTTTGGCTTTATCTGTGTACTCCATCAATTCACCGATACCAGCTTGTTCATCCTCAATCTCATATTTGGTTTTGAGTTGCTTTTTCTTAACAGGCTTCAGGATCTCTTCACGCTTATTGTATGGCTTGACATAAATATTAAGCGTACCAGTCCTTTCAAATGTATCCAATCTAACTGAGTGCATACATATCTGGCAAACTCCACACTTCTGATTGTCAAGACCACCAGTTTCGGTATCAAATACAATACCAACTGGAACAAATTGTTTTTCTTTAGGTGCTGCCATAACTTATAATTTTAAGATTCTTTCGTAAACACTTTCTATTTTTCTATAAAACTGAGCTTTGGTGCCAACATTTTCAACCACAGCAAATACACTTCTATTAAGTTTCTGACGGTTTCTATCACGGGCAATACGCTCTTCTGACACACCGGCCTTAAGCCTCTTTGTCTCGCTTCTTTCAGTACGAACTGGATAGATTCTGAATTCGTCCTGTAACTTATCCAACATATTGATACCAGCTTCATCAATTACATATACCGTGATGTCACCCTGGACATCTGATTTAAGAGCCCAGTATTCATAACCGCCATACTGAGTGTACGCAAGCATTGTGTCTTTGTCTGGAACCTCAGATACAAAGAAGTGGTCAACGCCATCAACCTCTTTAGGTCTCATTGGCCTTGTAGTGTACGAACAGATGACTTGTGCGCCATACTTCTTCTTCAAGTGTAATGATGCCAAAGTCTTTCCAGAGCCTGAGACACCATAGATACACATGATTTTCTTCCTTTTGTCTGCTAACTTTTTCTCCATATTTTTTCTTTTTGCATACCTTAATTGTTTTTCTCTTTCCTTAGAGTAATCCGAATACTGTTTATGATTTTGGCTCCATCTTTTTTTACGATTTCGCGTCTCTTCTGGGTGGGCAGCATCCCACTCTTTAGCTTTCCTTCTATGATAAATCCTCTTATCCTCACTTAAGTTTTCTAACTTAATTTTACGGTCAATAGCAGATTCATCTTCTCGGATTACTTCCCAGCCATTATTGAAAATCCCAGATCCCATTTTCACGGTCTTTTTGAATCTTCTCCAACTTCTGAAGTCTTCTGCGCTCACGGGCCTTAGCATTGATCTCGTCTTTTTTCTCTTCATACCTGGCCTTTGCAGCAGCTTTCCTATCATCACGGTGGTCCCGATAATAAGAGGCATTGTAGTTCCTTAATGCATTTTTGTCTTTTGTTGGCATAATCTTGATATTTAAATATTAGTAATGTACGAACCTTTATTAATCTGAAGAATATTCTTCTCGTCATAATCGCTCCATTTGGCGTTACCGGCAAAGATCACAATAGAATCCTTTTTGTGCATGAAATACTGTTTTGCATTCATCCAAGTGTCATTCCAAATAACCAAAGTGGCAGTATCGATATTCTGTTGAAGTAATATCTTTCCGTAATACTTCTTTTCACCAGTCTTTTTGTCTTTATAACTGCGCTCTTCAACTTCAGCAATAGTGGCACAAACACCGACTTTTCTATCACCAAGTCCAGGTTGCTGGAGATTATCAAGTGAGAAATATGTATAATTGTACATGCTGGAAGGCAGTGTCTCATTCTTATAGATTCTTTCGTAATCAACAGAACCGATACCAGAAAGATTAATTTGTTGCTGACTCCAGAACCAATGCTTATCACGAAGCTCCTGAGGAACTTCCTTCTCCTTGATTTCAAACCCAAGAAGCTCAGCGGCATGTTTGAGAAGACCATATCGCTCAGTAACAGAACCGACATTCTCAACCTTATCAAAGGCACCAGCCATAATGAGATTCTTGACAGTCTTGGCAGTAACTGGGCACCTCTTATATTCTTCTTCATTATCTTCATCCTCAAAGCTCTTATACTTCTTGAATTTGTGTTTGAAGATACGTGTAATGAAGTCTTCCAGGTCCATAAACTTTCCGTAGCGATTTCTGTTCTTGACAATAAAATCGACCATACTAACACCGACAAATTTGATTCTAAGAAGTGACCAATAAATCTCGTTAGTTTCATAGTCAGTCTCAAAATTATCAGTCGAAACATTGATGTCTGGGTGGGTAATTGTGATATTTCCCAGCTCTCTCATTTCTGCGAGAATAGCTGGAATGTTCTCGTCCTTGCCCCACTTCAACAATACAGTGTAGAAAGCAGTCGGATATAATGCCTTGATATATGCTCCAATGTATGCTGTAATACCGTATGCGGTAGCGTGGCTCTTGTTAAATCCATAAGTAGCACCACCTTCGATAATGCTCCATACACGATCACGAACTTCATCAGGACATCCCTTTTTCTGAGCACCGGCATAGAACTTATCCTTGAATTTTCGGATTTTTTCAACTTTCTTCTTAGAAATGGCCTTCACAAGATTAACACCATCACCCAAACTTAAACCACCGATACTTCTTGCAAGGGCAGCATATTGTTCCTGGTAGGCAGCAACAGCATAGGTGTCTTTCAGAATGTCATAAGTTCCCCAGAGATATTCAGGGTCAACAGTTCCGTTCTTAGCATCAACATACATACCAGCAGCTCCAGAATCCAATGTAGCTGGACGGAACAAAGCATTGGCAGCGATCACATCATTAATGCAATCAGGGTGCATACTTCTGACAAATCTTGTCATACCAACAGATGACAACTGGAAGATACCTTGTGTAAGGCCCTTATTGATGATCTCGAATACCTTTGGTTCATCTAAAGAACTGGTGGCCAAACCTTCAATAGACAAATTGGTGTGATATACATTATTACAGATCTGAATCATTTCATCCAATCTGGAAAGCTCAGCAATACCAAGCACGTCATTCTTTAGGAGACCCAATTCATCCAATTCCACACCACTCAATTCAGATACCAGGAGTCCATCCATCTTTTTAATAGGAATAATGTCAAAACACTCTACGTCTTCACCTTCGATAATATCTGGAGTGATCACCAGTGCCGACGCATGAACACCTGGAGAGCGAGGTTGGAACATAATTGGGCGTATCTCTTCAAAAACATCCCAGTGCTTCTCTATGAAATCACGAACTTTCTTTTCCTTGACTGCAAGCTGCATCAATCCGGTCCAATCAGTACCAGAGTCAATAATAGCCGTAATGTAATTGGACATATTAGCAGAAACACGATGAACACGACACACATCCTTAATAACAGAACGAATTTGCTCAGTAGTAAACGTACCAGCTGAAAAAACGCGCTGTTTGCCATCATGATTATAACGTCTCTCCAGGTATGCCTTGACTTCTGGACGCTTATCTGCATCAAAGTCAGTATCAATATCTGGAAGTGAGCCACGCATGGTCTTTCTGTATCCATCATCAACAAATGAGTCAACAACTTTACGTGGTTTCTTACCACACTTAATTTCTACGCTATCTATCTTCATAATTACAATTCTTCTACTGTGAACAATTCGTCTTTTCTATCCAAAATGATGTCATCACCAGGCATCAATTCCCGACCAAGAACAGTGACCTCTTCATCACCCCTACGAACCAGAAATTCTGCATCATCAGCAAAGTTAATGACCTTACCATCTTCCATTTTTACTTCGACATATTCTTTCTTGGCAATATCATCACCAATAACAGTAACCTTTGCTGGCTCCAGTCCACCGCGCTCTGGAAGAAGGAAACGCTCAAACAGCAAGTCAAATGGCATCGGATCAATCTGTGTTATTCCCAACAAGAAACTAAGGAGACACCCACCAGCAGAACCACGTCCTACTCCAACTGCAATACCATTCTTACGCGCCCAGTTTATTTCGTCCCAGGTAATCAAATAATAGTCAACATTATCTGTACTCTCAATGACATATTTCTCATATTCCAGACGCTTGCGATATTCGGATTCTTTACCTTTTGGAACAAGACGCTGGAACCCCTCTTCAATCAATTGGTTAAACATATTGTGGGTGTTGCCATATTTTGCTTCCTCTTCTTCTGTCATAGAATAACGAGGCGCATAGTTTACTGAAGACGTATTGTATTCAGCATCACTCTCACTGGCAATCAGAACCGTATTATCAACCATCAAATCAAACACATCATCACCATATTTCTCTGAGAACAAATCACAGAATTCATCATACAACTGGTCCACATCCTTATAGAACTGGGCATACGAAAGCTCATGAGTGACACCAGTATCGATTTTATTCAGAACAATTTTGTTTTTGTATTCATCAGAATCAATATAGTAGCAATCCTCAATAAGAACTGGCTCAATTCCAAGATCCCATTTTCCAGACTTATAAAATTCATCAAAGAATGCTTTTTGAGAATCCAACAATCTGGAATCTATACGATCAGCACGGTATTCGCTCATGTCAACCTGGAAGAACACCCAACCATCGAATGCCTTATCAAAATCCCTCAAAAGCTTCTTATTCTGAGTCATCCACTCACCAGACCATTTATCAAAGACGATTACATTACCCTCTGCCCTATTCAGAACTTCCAGATAATCAATCATTCCGTCTTCTCGATCAACATTAATGGCCTTCTGGATTCTCAAAAGATTACGAAATCCTTTCTGAGTGTGAACATATATTTTAGCACCGATCTCTTCACCGTCAATCTGCATCACCAACGAATACCCAAAGACATATCCGATACCGGCACCCCTTGCCTCTTTTTGAAGCTGGAGTGTTGCAGCCATAGTGTTTTTGTCACAAATACCAATACTTTTGTGACCCATCCACTTTGCAGTCTTAACCCATTCTGATATGGCACCAGATCCATTCAAAAGCTCAAATGGAGTATGAACACCAAGATTCACATAATCCCTGGTGTACATTTCCTCACGCTCTTTACGTTTGCCAATATGCCTGAGTGGTGTCAACTTGAAATCTTTGCGGACATCAGTATAATAGAACTGATCTCCAAATTTCAATATCACATAATAGATTTCATCCTCTATCAAGAGATTTGGAACCTCGACACAATCAAACTCGACATCACCAGTCAACTTATTCTCTTTGAAAATGTGCTCACGCTTAGTCATATCCTGGAAGAGGCATCTGCCAAATTCGGGAATCGTAACCACATCTTTCAAAATCTTATGAGAAATCATGTGGTCATCAAGCCACTGTTTTAGATCATTTATTTCGCTCATCTTTACTCCAACCTCCATTTAAAATTGACAATATACTGCGCAAACGAACCCAAAAGAGAGGCTTATATGGTGTCTTCTCGGCAAAATTCTGGTATTCATAACCTTTTACCGTGACAACCTCAAAACCAAAACAGAATGGGGCTTCGTCTCCCAGACTACAAATGACTGCAATATCATCATCATTTTGTCTGGGCTGTTGTTTCTTACAGTCAATAAACATCTGCTTGAAGTTCCATTTACGGCCAGACCTAAAGGCATTTATCAGGTCATCCTTATAAAATGGACCATTCTCACATCCCTCACAATAATCTTGAAGAAACTTTTTCTCAGCGGTTTTGTAATTCATATTTCATTTAAATTAAATTCGACTTGCTCTTTCAAACCATAGGCAAAGGAATCATAAAGTTCCCACCAATCACATTCGTCAATATCCTTAGCATTATCAGTAAGTAACTGGAGAGCTAACACGTCAAAATATGGGTCAAGCTGTGCCATCGTCTTCGTAATGGCTTCTTTACCGACTTCATCCATATCATAAGCCACAATAATCTGGCTAACACCTTTCTTTTGTAATAACAACATTTGAGACTGTGAGATCTTCTTTCCAAACGTAGCCACAGGAACTATCATGTGATTCTCATATAGTTCGAACATCTTCACAAGCCTTATTGTGTCAAAGATTCCTTCAGTCAAAATAACAGTGTGCGTCTCCCCAGAAACAATGCTATCATAATTAAATAGGAGTCTGGAGAAATCATTTTCGGTAGAATTCAAATACCGACGTATCTGAAACTTTGAACGGGCATTGTGTTCATCGATAACCTCTTTACTCTGGATATTTCTACCGATATATCCAACACAAACACCATCCATGATAATCTGGAAAATCACATAATCGTCGTACTGCCAGTTCATACCTCTGGTGTTGCCAACTGGAAACATGTCGTACAACTCCATAATGAAACCGCGACTCTTCAAATACTTGTTCTTGAAGAAACGCTTCCAGCCTTTTGGCATTTCAACTTCGACAAGTTCCTGGTCATCATCCTCTTCTTCCAAAAAATCAATCTCGTCCTCAACAGTCATATTGAAGTCTGAGGTTTCCTTGACTTCCAGGTCCAAACGTCCGATGTCTTCCAAAAACTTGTTGAAATCCTTGGTAGTATGACCACATGAGAAACAATGAGTCCAAAATAACTTCTTCTCATTCTGGCCAACATAGATTCCGAATTTGCCACCTTTCTTACCACAATAGGGACAAATCGGAACCACGATGTTTTTACCACCGCCGTCAACTCTTCCATTTAATTCTGCACAGAGCTCACGGACAATAATCTGTTTTCTTTCATCTGAGATCTGCATCCTGCATAATTCCCTCCTGGGAAAAACTAATTATTGGGAATTATGCCCTACTTCAATTGAAATATCGGTGCAAAGATAGTGATTTTCAATCCCAAAAACAATACCTCATGCACCGATATTTAGATTTGTTAGCACTTCTTTGAAATAATTTTCAATCCCTAATCTGCCATGTTCATAGTACGTTCGACATCAATGAATTTTTCATGTTCATAGTCAGTTGCAACCCTGAATGGCTCACCCTTGGGGAAGAATCTGGACTTTGCTGTATAAAGCCTCATGGTACGTTCCTTACGCTCCTTTGATGTCTGATTCAAAGATATAAGGTGAGTGAGTGCCCAAGCCAAACCCTTAGCCTCAGAACAATTGTATTCTGTCAGGACAAAATTCTCGTCCTCAGTCAATTTCGGATCTGAGATATTAGCCTGGTATGTTCCAACACACCACAAATCATAATCGTCTGCAATATCCTTCAAATCCTTAGAAACCTGGATACGCTTGAAACGCTGACCCTTCTCACCCCAGTTACGGCCAGTAGAATCACCTAACAAATCTACAGAGTCAATAATAAGCACATCTGGATAATACCCATATTTCTTGCGATACTCTTCCAGAACGTTCTTAATATCTATAGTTGTGATTTCTTTACCGAACTTCGGGAATCCACGAACAACCAATGTACCAGCTGCCATTTCGACAATTTTCTGATACTGCTGCATGGAGTGTTCATTAATGAGACCAGACTCATACAAATAGGATTCACAACCGACAAGACCAGCAGAATAAGCATCTGTTGTTTCTGATGTCTTACCTTCCAATTGGATATGGAGAACATTCAGCCCGCTTGTGTAGCAGGCATTAGAACCAATCCATCTTGCAACATGAGATTTTCCGACACCGGTTTGTGCCAGGAACAAAGTCTCCTGTCCGCGAAGATTACGACCATGATTCATTTCGTCCAACTGAGGGATATAGAAACTGGTGACTGCTTTCTTGCGACTGTTCTCTTGGTGACGTTCTTTGTTGTCATTATAGCGTTCACGGAAAGAACCTACAACATCGATAAAATCCTCCTGTTTGAGGGTAAATTGCTCGATTTTCTTGGCTTCTTGATAAAACAAGGCCATAGCTTCGGTTCCATCACCGTTCTGATATTTCTTACCTACTTCTTTATATGCCCTCTGGAACATCGTCAACTTAAGATACTCTTCCAGCTGCTCTAAAAGAACCTCTGGCTCAATATCCTGGGCATCATCATGAATCTCTTCCAACAACTCCGTAACAGCGCGACTGGAAGCCACTGTCTGTTTGATAATACCATATTTCGGAGCATCCTTATGGGTCATAAAATGTTTTTTAATGGCCTCATGAAGGGTCTGGAAATCCTGAGTTGGAAGAAGCTCGGACTCCATGTACTGACTAACTGCTGAACACACAAAACTATTGTTGATCGCACCCCAGTACAATTGACGGAGATATTCAACCGTCAAAACTTTTTTCTTAATTGTTGCCATAATTGATCTTCTTTTAATTCTTATTTTTCTTCTCTCAGTCTAAGCAGTTCTGGGTATCTTCTTCCAGTTACTGTCTTGCATTTCTCAACATAATTGCATTCTTGACATGCCTTTGAACCAGGACTCCAGCCCATTGTTTTTGATGAACAGAGCACAAATCCGTTTTCTGTATTGTGGAATCGTCGCTTTACCAATTCATCACTTGGCATTTCCACATATTTTCGCCACTTATTAGGTTTCGGTCCTGAGATATATTCTACGACCTGATGACGCTGGATACCAAGTTCCTTTAGCCATTGATCGATATAATAATCAATTCTGGGATTTCCAGTTCCAAAATACTGATTCTTGTATTTAGCCAGGGCATTCTCACTGAAGCACCAGGAATACTGGAAGTGTGTGGGCGCAATACCGGCTATATTGTCTGCATATCTATATAATTGATACACAATATAGTCTGCAATTCTTTGGTCAGACATACCCATCGGGAACATCTTTTCCAGACCAGCAAGACCATTTGCAATATACAGCTCAGGTTGACCACCACCAGGCAATCTGAACTTTGGGTCTATTTTATTGATGATACGAACGAAAATCTTAATCGTTCTACTTACCTTCTCCTGTTCCACCTTGCATCCTCTTTTTTAATATCAACTTCAACAACTCACTTTTGATGGTTCCATCTCGATTCAAAAGCTCCCTCAGTTCCTTACGGGCCTGGAAAATTCTGCTCTTGACGTTTTCTTCGTTTTTACGTTTCAAGTGACCACGCATGAATTCAATCTCAGTAATCTCTTTGATTGAGTAACCCTGCACCTGAAGAATGAATGCCGACAACTTATGAGGTTGAATCATTCTCAGGGCGGTTACTATTTCATCTGAGAGCCCATGACTCATATCATGCGTAGTAAAAGCTCCAGTTTGCATAATGTGCTCTCTGGCTACAGATGAAGAATACGGGTCGTTATCAGAATATTTGGAGTCCTGATCGAACCGTCTCTTATTCTGTTCCTGGCAGCAACGTTTAGTACAGATATGTATCCAGGTTTTTAGCGGCTTTTCCGGATTGTAAGACTGAATATACTTGTAGAATTCCGTGAGAACGATGGCAAAATTCTCGTCAACATTCTCCGGACGGTCAGTATATTTCCTGGTCAGCGTAAGCACCATATCGTAATTCGGAAGTATATACCTCTCGAATAACTCATTGTTTACCCTGGGATCCTTACCATTTAGGATTGGCTTTCCGTTGCTGTCGAAGAAGACTTCTTGCTTGCGTTCCATTCCTTCGAAATTGACTGTTTAAACATATCGATATACTTTGGCCAGGCATCCTGCTTTATACGATGTCTGACTTGACGTTCCCACAAGTTATTCATGAACTTGAAGGTCTCAGCTATACCCTCTTCAGTCGGTGTAAAGGAACCATCCTCATGATAAGTAACAGTCGTGTCCACTGGAACACCATTGAACTTAAACATTTCCTCACCACGAAGATACAAAACATACTTCGTCACAAGTGTTAAAAGAACATCCTCCATCAGCATCTTGGAGAACTTAAGCTTTTTTGTTTTTGCTACGCATCCCATAATTTTATCGTTTTAAATCGTTATTGTACAAATGAATGAAATAGAACCAGACACATGATGCATCACAGGCATCATGCTTTCCTTCAAAATCAAGGTGATACCGTTCCGCTGCATACTTAAGCATTTTAGCCTTGTCAGCGCGTCCATCACCAGTGGTGTGTTTCTTGATGCTTGGTACATTGAAATACCTAACCGGAATATCCATTTCGGCAGCTACGAGAAGCATTATTCCATGAAGCTGGGCAAGTTTGATAGTGGCCAGTGCGAATTTTGAGAATTTCAAATCCTCAACAGCCAAAACCTTAATACCGTTATCGATGATCATCTTCTCCAACCAGTCAGCAAACGCAACATACTGGCTATAATCGGCACCAAGATATTTTGGTGCTTTGTCATTAGCTGGGAAATGTGCCACACCATAGTTGTCAACACTGGAGTAATAACCGCAGTGTTCAGCAATATCCAAGGCAAGAACCTCGTTTTTACGAAGTCCAGCCTGCAATACATCATTAAGCGTCTTCATCTGATTTCGGATGTTTAGAAATGAACGACACGCCACAACGCTTGGTAACAACCAATTCGTATGGGTAATTCTCAGAGGTCTTTCCCTGGGTGATCATCAAGACTGTAATACCCAGATCATTCGCCATTTCAGCGACACTCATAAGACCAGCCTCTTCGCAGTTATCCATAATCTCGTCAATACAAATGAGATTCAGACCACCGCCAATTGCTGTCAAATTAGTCATTCGCTGCATAGCTACTATGTTGGCGAACATGATACGCGCCTTCTCACCAGCAGAACACTTCAGGAATGAGCCACAATCAATACCATTCTTAGATACAGATACTGAAATCTTGTCACGCACCTTACCAGACTTAGTAACAGTAAATCCAGAAAGATGAACACGGATTGGGCTCTTGATGTCCTGGAGCACCTGATTTGTAATCTGGGAGATCGAATTGATTTTAGTATTAGCCAAGTGAGTCTTGAAATTGACGAAACGCACTTCCTGTTCTTTCAACTCATTAAGAGCTGCCTGCTTCTCACGGAACACGGCATCAACCTCTTTCTTTTCTGATCCCTTAGATTCCAAGGTAGCACGTAATTTATCAACATGATCCGAAACCGTAGCACTCTCCAGCTCCTTAATAGAAGCTTCATTAACCTCAATAGCCGACTTACAGCCTTCAATCTGAGCCTTCTTGGTTTTCTGTGTGCGCCCCAGTTCGTCAATCTGACCATCCAGAATATCCAGTGCCTCAGTAACAATAGATTCTGAGAGTTTTGCGATTTCGTTCTCGGCATTACTGATACTGGACTTCAAAGAATTGATACGCTCTTCCAACTTATCGAATTCCTCTTTATTGCCATTATAAGAATGACGGAAAGCCTGTCCTTTATTGAAGAGCTCACTCAGTGCATTAGAACGTTTCTGGATGTCATCACGAATATCTTGCATGTCAAGTCTGCAATTTTCGATTTCCTCGTCATTCTTGGATTTCTTAGATCTGTAAGACTCAACATCTTCCTCCATATTCTTTACACTGGCATCTTTCTGATCCAGTTCAACCTTAAGCTCGTCAACAGACAAATTTGAATCCAAAGCAAACTTATGATGACAATTCGGGCATTCAACGGCACCATTGATTGCGGCTGTCAGTTTCACAATATCGTGTCTGGCATTGGCAATCTGTTCATTGGTGGCAATAATATCGTTCAGAATCTTTTTGGACTTTTCCTCATATTTCTTGATGTCCTCCTGAATTTCAAGAATCTCCTTCTGATCAGCATCGTCCTTCTGATGATTTGACTCTTTTACCTTATTATATTCTGCTCCAGCTTCTTCTAACTGACGCTTACTCTCATTCAACTTAGCCTGGATACCAGTCAACTCAGCATTCAATTCAGAAACAAGCTGGGAATCCTTCTCCTTCTTCTCGTTAAGACTCTGAATTCTAAGATTCCAGTCTGTCATCTTAGACTCAAAACCAACCTCCGTCAATACTTTCTTGACCTGGTGATTCAGAGTAGTCAAATCCAAACCGGCATCCTCAATAGATTCAATCTTAATAGCTGCATTATTGAGTTTTGTGGCATCGTCATGTGCATCGTCAATCTCCTTTTGGATAGAACGTATCTGTTCACGCTCAGAAGCAATCTTAGACTTCAAAGCATCAACCTTTTCCTTACGCTGAGACTCCATAGCTTCGGCATTATTTTCTGCCTCGTCAATTTGTGACTGGATGGCCTCAATAGCACCGGTAACTCTGGAAACTTCCAGATTAGCCTTGTCTGCCTCTTCACCAGCTGCCTCAATATCAACCTTCAACTTTTCGATGGCCTCGTCAACAATAATACCATTCGAGAAAGTATTGATGATTTCTTTTTTCTCCTTGTCAGAAGAATTAAAGAACGACTTGAAACGATTGGCATTTAAGAGATAATTGTGGTACAAATCATCCTTTGAGATTCCCAGGATTTCAAGTATCTGTCGATTGATCTCAATAACAGACACAAATGGGATATATGATGGCTCCTCATTTTCCACAATAGTGACTTCAACCTTTTGTGACTGGCCTCTTTCAATACGTCTGGAGATTATCATTCGCTTGTCTGACTCCTGATTGTAGAGATCCAACTTAACCTCTGCATAATCCTCGTCATCACGAATTATATCCTCAATGGTGTCAACCTTACGGAAAGCCTCACCAGTAATTCCAAAGCCGATACACTCCATGAATGCCGACTTTCCAGAACCATTGTGCTGCTGATTCTCTCCATCATCCTCGTTATTGCCGAAAATGAGTGTTGCTACATTCTGCTTCATAAAAAACTGAAGTTTGGTGAATGAGCATATATTTCTTGCTTCAATAGACTGTAGATTCCACATAACTAATCACGATATTTGAGTGCAAACACAATCACCATAACTCCAGCAACGAGAGTATTCAACATGAAGGCCAACATAGCAGCACAAGCCCATGCGCCATCATGAACAATAGTAAGCAACTTACCAATTATCACACAATTAAAAAGACCCAAAAGTGCGAAAAACAAACCTAAGAAAAACCTCTTGCGCTCCATAATTAAATCTGATTAAGATATTTCATACCAAGTTCACTATTGATATTCTTACCATTGCAGTAAGCTTCATATTCAGTCTGGATACCTTTCTTGTCGAACTTCTTACTGAGGTCTTCATCGGTCACTTTTTCTACCTTTGTTTCCTCTGTCTCAGCCTCAATTTTGGTTACTCCAGCTGCAAAAAGAGCCTGTTTGTCGATCAATTTGGACTGGGCATCCGTACAATTAATCTTCAAACGTATCTTGTAGTCATCATCACGCCACTCAGAAATGGCTTTGAGAGCTGATTCATTCAGTTCGTCAAAATCCTTTTCAAAAGTCACATAACGAGTGTTGACCTGGTTCTCAATAAATGAATAAGTACCATCTGACCACAGCAAAGTATAACCCTTGTGTTCATCCTCACCAAAATTAGCCTGGCGAGAAGAACCTATGTATTCTATTTTTGTTCCTTCGATTTTCTTTCGGTTGTGATAATGCCCTACCAAAACACTCTTGAATCCCTTAAAGACTTCCTGAGGAACTTCATTTGGAGCCTCAAAATCACCAAGGCCACCATGAATGCCCTCATGAATATAAAGAATGACCTGACTGGGGTCTATGTCTTTTTCAGAAAGGATTTCACGAAGCTCTTTCATTTTACCTGGGAAGGTTGTTTCTTCCTTCCAGTAACGCATAACAGCCAAGTAGAAATCGTCACCAACTTCAAGAATCTCAGGTTTGTCATTGATCAGACACACATTGCTATGGGAATTAAAAATATCTGGATAGCCATAAGTAGCCTCTTGGTCCAGAAGATCATGGTTTCCTAAGGCAATCCACAACGTGACACCAGCCCTTTCAGCACGTTCAAATGCATCGCGGACAGTCATCAATACATCCAAAGTCTGAGAAGACCTGGAAGTGAAGATGTCACCACCGATAGCAACAGAACTTACTTTGTTGGCCTTACACTGTTCAAGCATTTCATCCCAGTTGAGATTGAAATCCTCAATGCAGTTCTTGTCAACATGAAGATCATTGACCAATAAAAATCTTGGATGCTTCATAACCTATACTTTTTAATTATTAAGGGAGGTGTCAGTCCTTTATGGGGAGCGACACCTCCCAGAATTAAAAGAAGATGCGTAGATTATTCGGCGGTTGAACGGCGACGGCGGCGACGCTCACCTGTATTCTCTTCTGCTGGTGCTTCATTCTCCTTGTTCTCAGGAGCTGCATCATTATCATCCTCGCGTGTTGGTCTTGCAGCACGGCGACGGCGACCAGTCTGCTCAGGTTCGGGCTCAGGTTCTGGCTCTGGTTCGGGTTCATTTTCCTTCTCTGGAGCCTCCTCAGCAGCGCGACGAGAGCGACGTGCTGGCTGTTCGGGTTCTGGTTCGGGCTCTGGCTCGTCCTTCTTAGTGGTAGTGGCAGGCTTGTTCTGCTCAGCCTCTTCCACTGCATCCAGGATGTCGGCAGTGCTCATAGAATGCTTCATAGTAACCTTCAGGCCGTTCTCCTCAACGTAAGTGCGAATGTCCTCACGAAGCTCGATACCCTCGTCTGAATCATCAGCAAGGCCAGCATCCAGAAGTGCATCGTAGCGGTCATTCAACTGCTCCAGTGTCAGCTTACCGGCACCACCTTCACCCTTACCGTCACCGGCAGTAGCAAGATCGAAGTGGCTCTGGTCGTTGGCATCCAGTTCGCCCTTCAGCTTATCGATTGCATTCAGCATAGCCTCTTCCTGCATGATGTCAAGACCATGTTCCTCGTCATACTGCTTCAAGAACTCAATAGTGGCCTCCATCTGATACTTTGTGTAACGATAGATGACATCAGGAATACGTGGAGCATTGAACAGTGCCTCCATATCCTTATCATCAAGCTCGTCCTCACTGGTCATATCGATATTGAAAGAATATCCAGTCTTCTTGTTCTCAGTCTTACGTGTGATTTCCAGAGCGTAAGAAACACCGAAACCAGCCAGAGGATCCTCAGCATCGGCATTCTTGGCCTTCAGCTTATCCCAGAGCTTAATCTGGCGATCAACAAAATCGTTGTACTGTGCGAAAGAAGGTTGCCACAGAAGAGGTGTACGCTTGTTGGAATCCAGGTCGAACACATAAAGGACGCGCAGATAGCTCCACTTCAGGCCCTTCTCGAAACGGCCCTTGTTTACCAGGTCGATGATCTCCTTGTCATCAGGATAATACTCCTTAACAAGTTTCTTGTAGGTATCAATCAGGTCAACAGACTTGCCGACACCATCCTGGGTAGCACAAATAACTGGGATGTTGATAACAGATGGCTTTCCACCCTTCTTCTTTGGTTCGCCCTTGATGTCAAGGAACATCTGCTTCAACGGATACTCGAATGACTCACGCAGGGGACGTGTCTCATCGATCTGACCGTCACTGGTAAGATAAGGAGCAAGCGGAAGAATACGCACTGCATAGTCACCATCTTCACCAATACGGAAGCGGTCCACCTGGGGTCTCTGCTGCTCGGATTTGACACGTTCTACGGTCTGTTCATAGGTTACCGCAGTTTTCTTAAGTAAATCTCTGTAATTGATTTTAGAATTCTCACTCATCTTTTTTTAATTCTTTACGACGAGATAAAAATTCTGACCAGTAGCCTTTCCACTGATTGAGATAGGCTTCGGCGTATGTCTTATAGTATGGTTCCGAATTCAACTCTTCTTCGGTTGGAACATGTATTCCCCACTTCTTTTCGACATACTGGGCAATTTTCTCACTTACTGCCCCTATTTCAGCTGACGATTCCGATTTCAGGTCGAAGTATTCAAACTTCTCATTATTAATTACGCAGGTATGAATCGGCGCGAAGATCTCTTCGAAATACCTGTATAACTCTGTAGGTGTCACCGGAACTTGATCCGGATTGCGCTCAGCAAGCTTCTCGGCTATCGTTCTCAATACAACAGAGTGTAGATAAGAGAGCTTGTTCATGGCCCTGTTCTTGTCCTTGTTGGCAAAGACGAAGAGATATTCGTCATCGGGAAGCTTGTCCAGGGCCTCGTCCAGCTCCCGTCGGTAAAGGACTCCTCCTTCAACCTTAATCTTGCCGTGCTTCTTAATCAACTTTGCTTCATATTAGGGTTCTTGTATAGCTCTAAATTTGACTTTTCGTTGATTTCTGGGTGCAAATTTACAAAATAAATCTGCATCTAAAAAATATTTTGTGTTAATTCGTCTTAACACTCATATTAAAAAATACTATCTCTTTGAAAATCAGGCTTTCCAGAGTTATGTGGATTTAGTGCGCAAATAAGATTTTATAGATGTTGCGCAGCCACTTTTTCACGCGCACACGCACGTATTTTAATAGGTAATATATAATATATATGGGGAATTTGTTTTGTGACTGCCTTTGTTTCAAGTAGTTACGAACTATTCCAAAAATTAATTCTTAAAAATCTAAAAAATATTTTTTAGTTTCAAACATTATTCCTATCTTTGCACCGTGATTAGATGGCCCAGCTAACCACGAAGACTTTTGGATAGTAGTTAGCGAAACGTCGCCTCTATCATACATCGAAGAATTCTGTGGAATGGGCCTCCGCAGAATTTTTCTTTTTTATATGACTCAGATAATAGCTATAAACAAAGACACTTTAAAGCGATGCTGTAAGAATCAAAAAATACAGCACAGTGTCGCATTATCTTTATGTATAAAAAGAGAACATGGAAATTCCGTCATTTATGACTATACTCTGGATAAGCTCATGAAACGGGCTCATGGTGCGCACAGTGTAATTAAGAATGCACTTGAACACTCCATAAAAAATGGTTTTGTAACAAAGCAAGCTATTCAGAAAAAAGACGGAATTCATACAAATCTTAAAGCCAATAAATTTGATGGTGATAACAGTTGTTCTATAAAACTTGGAATCACCATAAACAAAGGTGGGTATAAGATTTTGTATATTATTGGAAAAACAAACAAAAACATTGCTGAATCAAGAACTGATCCGCAAACTTTCAAAGAAGTATGCGATTTGATTTCTGAATCATGGATAATGTTAGGGCTTGAAAGACAGAAAGTAATTCTCAATACAACAAAGCGTGTGAAAGAGAACACTTCAATTCTTCAAGAATCATCCGTTGAGTCAGAATTCATCGATACCGGAATCAGTTATGATGGTATCCGTAAGTTTTTTACTGATGGTTTTTATTCACGAAAACAAATCGTCAGGCTTATCAAAGATATGCGAGACAAAGGATTAATAACCTGGAGACATTGCAGCATCCAGCTTTTTGACCGCAATCCGAATTCCTATTTAGACCAAAATTACTATACCGATTTCAAACAAATGGTTTTTAACGGCATATACAATTGGATCAACAGAAAAACTGGAGAAGTCGTAAAATGGATTCATCATTCTTATTGGGGCAAAGGAAGCAATATCGATATAAGATATAGACCACTTTGTAACCAATACATAATCCTAAGTCCCGCTATTTCTTATGTTCGTCATTATCGCAAACCCCTGGTGCCATGAGACAGTTGATTAATTTTTCTAAAAGGGACCACGTATATTATACATATACTTTAAAAACTGTTTTACAACAGTCTTTAAAGTCTACGTACAATATCTTTGGAACAATATTTTTTAATTTAAAAGCTGGAAGTTCAGTTAATAATTTAAAGCCTGTTTTTAAACTGTTTAAGACTGTTAGCTTGATGTTAAAGTGGTTTAAGGGGTTCTTAGGGGGAAATGTAGATAATGTGATTTATAACAAAGTGATTATTGTAATTGAATTAGGGCATAATTCCCAACTAAAAATGATGGAGTTATGCCGTATTTTTATAAAATCAATAATCAAGAATATCGGATAAACAGTCCTGAATACTACGATCTTCTCAGACGCACATTGGTATCATACAATGCGCAAAAATTCACGTCAAACGAACTCCAAGTAAGAATCGGATACATCCCAGAACATAGGCGTGACTGGATGCTTACAAATATGTGTGATCTTCAAGACAAGGCAAATATTTATGAATTACTGGCTTTTGGTGTATTACTTGGCCATAAAATCAATTTCTTACACCAGGCACCACTTTGCATACACGGAAAACCCTATTTCTTGGATTTCTACATACCATCTATAAAAACTGCAATTGAAATAGATGGACGCAGCCACCAGAGTAAGAGTGCCATGTTATATGATTCTAATAGAGACAAAGATATTAGTGCTATTGGTATCAGAGTTATTCGTGTTCCAAATGGTATCGCTTATTCTCCTTTGAGTTTTGAAAGCTGCCTGATGGAGTGTGGTGTGATACCAGTCGGCCCAATGTTATTCAGGCCATACAAGAGGCCAATGAACGATAAAGAAAGAAAACAATATCAAGAATACAAAAGACTAAAAAATAAGAAAGATGGCAAGGTATAGAACATTCGGAGATTCCGTAGGCGATCCAAACTACACTGCCTACATTGGGTATTCCGCAAACTTAAAGCGTACTCCTTATACTGGAGCTGCATCATACTGTATTCTAAGTAAAAGTGGTGAAGTCCAGCAACAATGTAAGGTATTTGTTGACAAGACATATTTTGAACTTTGTCTGTTGTCAATCTGGAGTGTCCTCGCAAAGATGCCAAAGGGTGTCATAGTCAGAATTGTGTGTGACAGCAATCCTGTCCTGGAAACACTGAGCGATTCCAATATAGCCAATACAAGTGGTTCAAAAATCAAGTCTCAAATCATACGCGAGAAACATCACATCAATAAATGGATACTGGAAAGGCCATACTCAGCAACAGATAATTCATATCACCAGATGGTAATGGATTGGTCCAAGCAAGCACGTAAAAATTACGAAGTTAATAATCCACCTCAATAAGTCTGACTCTATTTATAATTGATATGACAGTTCAAGAATTCAAACAACAACTTAAGAAATTAGGGTTCGAACCGGACAGGACATCTGAGTGCAAAGACATGATGGTGAACTTGCGGTTCCAGTTTCCCATTGATTTGAAACATAATGTCTGGACGGCTATGCGTGTTGCCGTGTGTTTCTTCATCGAAGGACAGGCAAATCCATACTTCCAGATCCAGTTGGCCACATTCGACAACAAACGATGGAAATGGGGTACATGGACTAAGGCACTGGAGACTGCACCAAATGCTTCCCAGGTCCTGTTCTATGCCTTCAATTCAATTCGGACAAAGTATAAACCAAACCTTCTCCCACTATAATATATAAGGTAATGATATGATGTCTTGTCTGTTATAAATCTAAAAAATTAATACACTAAGAACCCCAGTTATCCGTGAGGACAGCTGGGGTTCCATCTTATTTAGAGTTGAGAATTCTATCTACTGATTTTTGAGAAAAGACTCTTCTCCTGATTCTCTTAACCTCTTCTTTGGCAGACGGACTCCAGGTTTTTTGTGGGTCGTATTTAACCAATTCACTCCAGAATTCATCTGACTTCAGAAAAGGTTCATCTGAGTTTCCTGCAATAGATCTCAGAAGATCTCTGCTTGGTAGTGGACATATCTCAGTAATCACAGAATACAAAACTGGGGCTTCATTCATAATGAGCCACCCCAGTCTTGTGTCCGAAAACTTATGCCTTACGGCCTTTTTTGCCTTTTGTTTCTTTGGCCTCTCCTTCACTTTTGGGTTCGGGTTCTGGGGCTTCAGGAACTTGGGTTTCACGCTCTTCAACATTCTCTACCTTCTCCATTTTTTCCCGATGGGAGTAGTCGTTACCATAATTCATTATTCTCATAGTCGTACTATTTTGATGTTAATAATTACTGATCAATCAATGAGACTGGATGTGGTGTTGTGAATCCAGAAAGAATCTCACCAGCATTCATAACAGTCGAAGTCAGAATACCACCAATGTAGGTACAAGTCAGCTTATCACCCATGAGTTTGACGATTCTTGAACTTTGTGTTGAACCCTGGGAAATCTCAAATCTCAAATTGGTGTAATTGTAAATGGTTGTGACACCTGATTTACCCTGGACGTATGCGCTGTCATTCTTGACGCGGATAGTCTCACAGTACACATCTTTGGCTGTTACGGATGCATTTGCAACGATGCTTCCAGTAACCTTCAGACTGCCACCCAGCTTCATATTGCCGTCATAAATCAGACCGTCACTTGCAGCTCCGATGGAAAGCTTTCCGGTGTATGTAGAATCACCATCAACCTTCTTCCAATTGATGACTGAGACATCATTTAGAGTGGCAACCGTAACCTCTTCAATGGAACCACCACTGCCAGAACCACTGCCACCAGCAATCGGATCAACGAATTCTGGGTTGTTCTGATCATAGAGGAATCCTTTTGCAGACACGCCAACATTATACATGTGGCCATGAATATAGAGCTTAGCGTTACCATCCAGGAAATCAAATCCAGCTCGGTTGTTCTGGTAGTCCTGAGTTGCTGGCGAATAACTCATAATAGATGATTCTGTAATCACCGTCTTATAAGTTGGCTCATTGGCTCTGGCAGTCTGTTTCTGTACATTTATGATAGCACCATCACCGTTAATTCCTGCAACAGTAAACTCTTTCTCTGTACGGAGGAACGATGTAGTGTTGTCAGAGTCACCCCACTGAAGGATTTGTCTGTCAGTATAGCTATAGTGAAGTCCATGAGGCCCAAGGATAATGTTGTGAGAAGCATTGTCTGTATCCTTAAGAGTAATCATGTCCGTCACATTGATCTTCTTGTCAAATGTGGTGCCATATTCAGTGAATGACATCGTACACGTTTTGCTTCCGTCTGCTGTTGCAATATGCTTGATGAAATTGTAACCAATCTGCATACCGATTTGCGATTCAGCAGTCTGTAATGCATATTTAATGAGCAATCCAGAACCGGTAATTCCAGCAGCACTTACATCACCAGAAAACTTACCAGTACCAGTCACGATTCCGGTACTGAGGTGGAATCCGTCATCATCATAATGAATCTGGCCAATGTTCGATGCTGTGGTCTGAGACTTCATCTTGATGACATTCGAGACATCCAGATCCGTCAAAGAAATCTTACCATTGATGTCGAGATTCGAGAACAGGACTTGCTCTAATGTGCTGACTGGACCAGTTGATTTTACTTGGATACCATTTGCATTGTACGATGTCGTAAACTGCACACCGTAATTGATTGCGGTATCCTGGAGTGCTGCTGAATCAAGATACATACCTTGCTCAGTCGTATTTTTCGGAACAATATATACTGGGAAAGAAAGATTCGATGTGGCTGGAACCTCTCTGATTTTACCGTCCAGATATACGAAACCGGCACTTATGGAATTACCATCAACTTGACATCCAGATATGACGAAGTTGCCCTTACCAAAGAATATGGCAGCAGCAGACGCAAGCGCAGAATTCTGGAGATCTTCCAGGTCTTCAAAAAACAGGTATCGTCCACCCGTAGTGCTTTTTAATTCCTTCATATTATGTCTTTTTAAATAAATACGATTCTATATGTGATACCCACTGGAATAAATCTTCCAATGGATGCTGAAATCATTCTGGAAACATCTTCTCTATCTTGGCCAGCATACGGTACTGTTATAGTGAATCTTCCACCAACACTACCTAATTCGTTCATGCGACGAGTCACAATCTTTGCTTTGGCCTTATCAGTAGAATTAGACCTGATGCGCAACACTGTAGGAATTGAGTGAGGATAAAACAGTGGTGCTGTTGACTGGTCACGAATTTCACTTCTCAGATATGCAATCGTGGCACTGGTAGCTTCATCATTGATAGCGATCTTACCATTTGGTCTCAGTTCTATTTCGTTATCAGGAACAGTGATATTATTAAGATACCACACCAATCTCATTTTCTGGGCGTTCATAGAAAGGTCCAAAAGCCTTCTGTGCGCCCACTTGTTGAATTCGCTATCTCCAGTATTGAAAAACTGGAGTGGTGAGCTGATGGCATGGAGGAAAAGCATCATCTTTCTGCCTCTCAAATAATAAGGCAGAAGTCTATTGATTTGCTTTTCAATATTGATACTATAATCTCTGAATGCCATACCGAATTAGTTTTTATTCATCAGATACTCACTTCTTGACTGAAGCTCGATGTTATTCAGATTGATGGTTGAACTGCCGTTCTTGATAGTTGTCAGATAACCACTATAGGGCCTGTACCATCCAGTAATTTCTACTGGGTCATCATATCCACCAACTGCTGAGAAATTGTTCTTCTGGACTAAGATCTGTCCTCTGGTTCCATTAGATAACGTAGTTGGTACGTCCAAAACTCCAAAAGCAGCCTGGATAGCATCAACAATAGATGCCTGATATACGTAATCATCATAGGTCAGACCCTTAGCATAGTTATCGATTGATGTTTTGATGTTGGCGAGAGCTTCTTCCTTTGACACCAGCGTTTCGTCATAAACGACTCGCATTTTCAAAGTCAAAATGTCAGCTGGTACGCTTCTAATAACAACAGATGCACCAACGAATTCGACTTTCTTTATATAGTTTGTAAATTCAGAAAGCTCAGCAGTTGTCAGAGGCGTAATCTCACCGTTGACATCTTTACACACCTTCAGTACAATGCCGTTACTGATATTGATTGTTTCATAACTTGCATACGGAATCAAAAGAGGATTTCCAGCAGATATGACATCAAGACCGGTGCCATCATCATTAATTTTGACCTGGCAGTTCTTGGAATAATTCTTGGCCATGAACACATAATACTGTGGTGTGCCATTTGTCCTTTGGTTGATGACTTTGGTTGCATCTGCCAGGAATACATCGTGCATATTCTCAAACACATAAATGAGGGATGACATGACATAAGTAAGCATGTTCATGACTGACATCCTACTTCCAGACAATTGGTTTGTCTTATCGGTAGCAAGCTGTAGGTACTTGTTTCTGACCTCAACTGCTGACTGATATATGGTTTTGATGTTTCTACTCATATACTTTTTATCTAAATAGTGTTCTTAAATCTGCCCTGTTAGTGCTCTCTTTGAATGTTCCAGTGACCTTACAACTGCTGACTGCATAATAAATGCCACCAATTTCTGTAAAGTCGAGATTCCTGAGTGCGAAATTTCCGTAGATACGAATAGTGTGCCGTCCATCTTCCAAATATGGGTGGTCAAACACATAATCAGATGTTCCAGTTACAATATCGATTTTACTACCGTCACCCCAGTCAATATACATTGTTCCAGAAGACAATCTAACTCCAATTACGGATGTTGGGCCGCTTTGATCAACAACAATTCTGAGATTTCCAAGATCGATTCCTGAAACCATAAATTGTGGTTCTCCATTGGCAACTACGATTTTGTTATTTGTGAGCCAGTTTTTAATCTGGGAATTCACCTCAAAATCATCGTCATATTTAAGAACCGTTCCAACTGGTATCTCACTGTTGATATTGATTCCGTCATTGTTGGCAAGGAGATCGAATATTCCTTCAATAGAACCATACAACATCAAAGAAATATCGTATATGTTCTGTCCGTGTCTTACAGTATATTCTTTCATTATTCGTCCTCCTCAAAAGCACTAACGTCAAGTGTAGACGTGTCTACTGGCTCAACTTTTTGTTTGTTGTTGTATTCGTCGGTGATGACCTTCATTTTCTGAGTTTCTTGGTCGTAATAGACTTCCCTGACACTTTGCTTGTCATCACCCAGCTCTCTCAGAATATCTGTTGCAGCTGTTGTTCTGTCAATAATCGAACCAAGGAACCTGGCAACACCAACTCCGTTAATGGGGTATCGGTAGTTCTTTCCAGGAGCGCATTCCATCATCAGTTCTACGATGTCTTTATCTGAGACTCCA